GCGGCAAACGAGCCATCGAAAGGTTACTTCCCATTCATGCGGCTAGGGGATGGACAGGACGAACCAGTTATTTACGGGTGCTTAACAGATGATATTGTTTCATTTGAAAAGGCAAAAGAAATAATAAGTATTTACTGACACATAACGCCGAATTCAACGGCGAGGAACGAGTCCTTTGAATGAAGTGTTATAGATAATTAAGGAGAAAGATATTATGAAAAACAGCAAACTGTTAATCACCTTTTTGAGCGTATTGTTAGTTTCGCTAAGCGGTTGCAATGATGATGGACAAGTAAGAACAGCGGATAATGAGATAAAGGTTAAGTGTGTACAGGGAGTTAATTATTACTTATTCAAGGAAGCATCCGGTAATCGTGGTTATGGTTACATGGCTCCAAAATATAAAACTAATGGTGAATTAAGTTTATGTCATTAACAATAAGAAAGGTAACACTATGCGATATGCGATATTCACACTCATCGTTTTCATGGGTGCCTATTGGTGTGTTGACACCATAGAACAATCAAAATTATGCACTGATAACTGTAACGATGTTATCGCTGCGATGGAACAACGAACAAGAGGACTTAACCAATGACAACTGAAACCCGTGGTATCCGTAACTGTAACCCAGGTAACATTGAACGCACTACCACACGATGGCAGGGTATGAGTGAAGACCAGTCCGGTGATTCACGCTTCATCATCTTCGATCATGCTAAATGGGGTATCCGTGCAATCGCTCGCATCCTGATTACATATCAAGATGCACGACGTGCGAACGATGGGTCACGTATCGACAGCATTCAAGAGATTGTCGAACGCTGGGCACCGCCGCATGAGAACCCGACGGACGTTTATGCAGACTATGTAGCTCGCATGGTGAACCTGTCTGTACATGATCATGTGGACATCTACGACTATGACACCATGTACAATGTTATTACTGCTCTGATTCAGTTTGAGAACGGTTGTCAGCCTTATGACAAAGGCACCATTGATCAAGGCTTACGTTTGGCCGGTATCGACGTACCTGTGAAGCCGTTGAGCGAGTCACGCACCATTAAGGCCAGCATTACCGCTACAGCATCCACCAGTACAGCCATGATCATGGAAGCACTGAAGGGTGTTGAAGCTATCATTGAACCATTGGTACCGCACATCGACATTGCACAGTACGTTATGCTCGGTATCACCATGCTAAGTATCGGTGTCACTGTGTGGGCACGCATTGATGATTTGAACAAGGAGCGTCGATGATTAAACTCTATTTCTTCACAGCTTTATCTGTGCTGGCGGCTTTACTGGGTGCATACCAGTACGGTCGTCGCGCCGGTGAGCACGTGGAGCAGTTAAAACAAGAACAACGAACTAACAAAGCTTTAAAGGCGGTAAACAATGTTAAAACGAAAGTTAATGCTATGTCTGATGATGATGTCCGTCGCCGGCTGCGCAACAAATGGTCCCGTGACTGACTGTACATGGATGCAACCGATCACTGTATCAACACAGGATCAGTTCACCGTAGAGACAGCACGACAGATCTACATGCATAATGAAACATGGTTAGCCGTATGTCGGATCAACTGACTTCCCGCACCCCTGAACAGTCGCTGATCGTGCGACGCAGGGGTCAAATGCTTATCCACTCCTATATCTACTACCACCTTCATACCAACATCATAAGCGATGACCAGTGGCAAACATGGGCTAACGAACTGGTATCACTTCAAATGTGGCATGGTTACGATCATGAATTCTACGATGACGTGTTCATGAACTGGACCGGTGATACTGGGTGTCACCTCCCCACCGATGACTATGTAAGCTCGACAGCAGAGAAGCTGTTACGCTACCATCAAACCCATGTTGTAACCCCTGAAGCTAACTATAAACCACCTGAAGAGGTATCATTCTTTTGAAACTGCTTATCATTGGTCACGCTCGACATGGTAAAGATACTGTGTGTGAGATGCTGACCGACCTACTTAATCTAAGATTCAAATCATCCAGTGACTTTGTTAATGAGAAGGCTGTATTCCCTGTGTTATCAAAACTCCACGGTTATGAAACCTTAGAGGAATGTTACGAGGACCGCGTGAATCACCGTCCAGAGTGGTTCAACTTACTACGTGCCTATAACGGTGAAGATCCGGCTCGATTGGGTCGTGAATTGTTCGCAGAGTATGATGTTTACTGTGGTTTACGGAACCGCGAAGAGTTTCAAGCCATGAAACGTGCGGGCCTGTTTGACCTGGTGATATGGGTAGATGCGTCTGAACGACTACCACTTGAAACAAGTGATTCAATGGAGTTGTGTGTAGGGGATGCTGATATTGTTATTGATAATAATGCAGATCTTAATCGCCTAACTTTGATTACAACTAAGACCGCATTTCAATTAAGAAACGGGTGACTTCCGTCACCCCGCCTCATCTACTACGCGGATACCTGCGTTCGCTTTAGCCTGTTGTAATTGACGCTCATACTCTCTATACAATTCAGCAGGACCATATTCTGAATACTTCTCCTGGTTCCTGATCACCCATAGACGACAGTTACCACGTGGGTATGTTCCCCGCATTTGTATAATATTCGGCATGGCTTTGAACAAGCGTCCCACCATGACCGGTGTGAAGACACGTTCTTCAGTGTACATGAGTGTCGGTGCCACCATTGATCCAGCGCGTAGAGTGTTACTAATCTCTTGAGCGGTGACAATATCAGACCTGAACATACCTACAGCTTCACGTATGAATGCCTCAATAGTCTGTTCAGCAGGTGACTTAGATGAATCACGAATCTCACGCAGGAATTCAGTAACCGGTGGTGCCGCTTGAGGGTTGAAATTACTCAGATCCACACAGTTACGTAGATAATAAATTACAGCTTCAGCACCACCATTGTTCATCCACTGCCAACGATCCGCCCAATACTCAACCCATTCAGGGCGCATGTTGTCAAGTGTGTCTCGTGGGTTCATGTCAGACCATAACGCAAAGAAGCGTCGTGAAGGTCCGTTCAGTCGTATTGGTAATTGACTGTTAGTGGTCATAGCACAGCTCACTATGTTACGCACATGAACTGCTTTCACACCTTTAGGATTCACACGTAATTTATTCGGCGGCGCGGCTGCTAATGGTTTTAGTTTGTTAGATACAATCTGCGCTTCACGTCGATCACCGAGTTCGGTTTCATTAATGTTCAGATATTTGGTGGATAACAGGTAGTCATTGAAATCGGATGTCAATTCATCGCCACTAATACTACAGCTATTACCCTCCATCGCCACACTCAACGGTGTGAGTAACCAATCCTTACCACAACCTTCACCGCTGCCCAATATAATCATGTGATTGAGCTTTTCTTCAGGGTAACGGATGGTATATGCCATCCACTTCATCACATGGTCCCGATGTTCACCCCAACCTAACGCATCAAAGTGATCCAACCAGCGACTGACATCACCCTGAACACCGTGAACTTCATTGTTCGCATTCCATGAATTCCCATACGTGACATTGTTCTCAACAAACACAGCGGGTTGTTTTGGTGCGTAGTCGAGCTTGTCTACCTTGGTGACGCGACCACCCTGTAACGCTTCTTTACGGGCTTCAGGATCTAAATGTGAATATACATTCTGATAGGCTTCAGCGCTGTAGAAGATGTTCTTGGACCGATCAAAGAACTGGTTAAGCTCACCGACATACATTACTTCATCAAAGAAGTTAACCTCAGCCTTAGAATCATTATACCAACCTGAACGTAGATCCTTCAGAATGTCTTTGAACTCAGGTTTAGTCCATCGCATGATGTCACAGACTTGTGTATGCCAATGAACTTTATCCATTGTGGGTAGTTCTTCAACATTCTTCAGCAGACTTGACGCAACTGTACGTGCCTCTTGAGATGTCGGTGGGTGTTGACGTAACTGATTAAGCATTACATCGAAACCCGACTGTATAGGTTGCTGCGGCTGAACAGGTGCAACCGGTACAGCAGGACTCACCGGTTCCATGAAGTTCGGTTCAACTGTGACAGGTGGGTTGGGAAAAGGTGGTACAGGTTCAGCCATGAAGTTGGGTTCAATAATCTCACTGAATGACTGCATTACCTTCCACTCTGCAAACTGCCGTCCAAACCCTGCCACCTCTTCTTCAATCTTATCAAGCAAGTGTTTACCTGTACGATGCTGACAGGCACCGTGATGACACTTGAACCCGATTGAATTGTCTTTATTGGTGAAGATACCAGCACCATTATCAACGCCGCCTGTATGCTCATCTACCCACGGGCAAGTGATATCGAATCGGCCAGCCGATCTGACTTCTTTGACATGGATTACATCTGGTATCTGAAGGATTGGATGATCTTGTACATCGGCTGCACCATCCACACGAGTTTCACGTCTTTGTTGATGTAGATCAACATGAAATGGTGCTGCTAGTTCCTCAATGCTGACTCGATTGAATGGTTCCCAGTGTGTAATCTGACACTTGAATGGTTGCCCGTTCACCATCTTGGATTGTTTAGTGTTATAACCATCAGGTAGTCGTAGGTATCGAGTTACCCCCTTCATGCCCGGGTCCTTCCCATCGGGTGCCAGACCGTTAGCGACCAAACCATCTAACAGGTTCTCTACTACATGACGATCAGTACACGGTGTGTCGAGAATGTACCCCCACTGTTCAGAACCAGGTGATGATTCCAATATCCAACTAGGTCGTGGTAATTTCGACACTTCACCCATCGACAGTTTCTCTTTCACATCATCTAATACGATCACCGGTGTGTGTCTGAATAACGCTTTACGTCTGCGTGCTGTACCTTGATCATCGGTGTAGAAACAACTGATAGTGAAGTATTGATTAGTACCTTCGTGCATATTGTATCGACTGAAGAAATCACCTTTCCACGCCATGAGATGACGATCATCAGGTATATTGTTCGGGTCGTAACTGAAGTCTGTTACATGCACCCATGGTGTATCTTCTCCGAAGAGAGCTTGTAGAAATTCCTGATTATTCGGTGTTGATAATGTCATAATGGTAGGTTAGTCTCTTGTTGTTGTTCACCGATCCCCCGGTGTAGAACGCGTCACTCTTGGAACCGCTACGGTATCACACCGTAGCGGTTTTTTTATGTTTCAATTTATTAGATGGCTGAGACATAAGGTTCCTCAGCTTATTGATTTCCCTCATGGCTTTCAAGTGTCTAATCTGTTCAGTTGTTAGACAATCAGGCTTCTGTTCATTTAATGACCATGCTAGTCCACACCGGTTGCAGAACATTTCATCATTCACTCTACGTGCTGTACAAGACATAAGCATTCCTTATTATTTTTAATGACATGACTCTATATTCTGCAACCATTAATGTCAAACATCTTATTGACATTGTTTAACAGTTGCATATACTGACCACATTGAGTAAGGTTACACCGCTCAACAAAACTCCAAACAAAATTGAGGAATTGAAATGCATGAGTAATAAGAATGATGTATTAGACGACACCTTCGCTGGTCGTATTAACAGTAAGGTTAAATCTAAATTTGCACGTAAGTGTAAGAAGTTGAAAACAGCACCCGGACCAATGATTCGTGAAATGATCGAAGCATTTACTGAAGACCGTTTAACCATCCAACCAACAGAACAAGAAAAGGCATTATACAAATGAGCATTGAAAATAGTCTAAAACGAATCGCTGATGCACTTGAACAGATTGCTATTGCTAAGGTTCAAACTGCCGACACTCTCACCGTAGCTGAAGCAATTACCGCTGTGGAACAGGTTACTACTCCTGCTCCTGCTCCTGCTCCTGCTCCTGCTCCTGCTCCTGCTCCTGCTCCTGCTCCGATCGTGACTGGGAAAC